ACACCACCTCAGGCGGAATTAGAGCGTAAAGGAGTTTATCCTGTTGAACCAAAATTGTTTTTGGCTTCTACTAATGTGAAAACGTTAAATGCGGCCTACTGGTTCTCTGTTCCAATTGCAATACAACGTCGATTTCCATATGTTATTACCGTACTTCCTAAGACAGAGGATGCTAAATATAATGATGGGAGTCTTAATCCTATGCTTGATTCCACTAAAGTTCCCGCTAACGATGGTCAATACGACAAGTTGTGGGAGTTTCAAGTGGAAAAAGTGATACCTGGAAAAAGTTCTAACACGCCTTGTGCGGACTATCAGCTTATAGGCGAAGGATGGGACACTTCTCAATTGCTTTCGTGGTATGGACGAGCTATTGCAGACTATTATACCGAATGTGCAAAAGTGTCCTCTGCTAATGCCAGTTACGCTAATGCTCACATGTGTGCCGAATGTTTTGGCACGTGTTCAGGAGAATGTAGATCTCCCAATTTGCGACCGCAATGCGGGGGAGCTGCAGAGAGTCTTTATATAATGTGGACCTTTGTAGCAGCAATTATCAGCTGCTTCACGTCTCATTGGGTTCTTTCTCTGATATCACACAACATGTTTGGGAAATATGATGCGTATTTTGACGGGTTTATCGGAATGTTGAGATGTTTATATACTTGGGAGATCATTGGTATGCGGTGGTTTATTACTGCCGGCACATATTTCTCTTTTGGTCCGTGTTTAGCGATTTGGTCCATAGCTGGTTTTTTAGCTGGGGCTATTAATTTCACTTTTCGCGAGTTTTTGATTTATGTCTCTTACACATTCGATATTTTTCCTATCATTTTGTCCATGCAATTTATAAAATCGTATTGGACGACTTCTGATGGATCAATTGACACTGTCAAGATGGAGTGGCGGGATCGTATATTTTACGCTCTCCACCAGTCCGTTCGTGTTACTAACGCACGTTGGCTGAGATTTTACCATGAGGGGTTTTCCGATTTACAGAAACTTATTCATTGGGCTATTCTTATGAGAGCGTGTTCACGGTTGAAAAAGAAATTTTATGATGCTAGTTTGGCAGCTAAACTTACAGCCTTTGTAACAGTGTCGCTCGCTTTTTATACTGTTTACGCACTATCCCGAAAGGGGTTTGAGTGGTTGACAGGATATCGCGTTCGTAACACTACATACGCACCAGATGGTAGTGGTTTTTCGTCAGTGAAGCCTAAACCTCATATGGAACGTGAGAATGTTTGGAAGTGGCAGGAACCTCCTACCCTTTCGGCTTACGATATGTCACGCCAGTTACTCTCTCGTAAAGGTATCTCTGTTCAAGAGCAAATAGAGCTATTTAAGCGAAATTGCTTTTATTTTGAGACCATAGAGAGTGAGCAACGTCCTTCCAAATATGGGAGAGCTTTCGCTTTAGGCGGACAGTTGTATATCACAAACGCTCATTTCTTGTGGGACAAACCAGCTGGGATGTATATCACGAAATGTGCCGAAAAGGACGCTGTTGGTTTTAGAAGGAAATTCGCATTGATTTATAACCAAAATGTTTTTATCGATGAAGCATTGGACTTGTGTGTCTTTAGAGTCTCGGATCTTCCGAACAATCCTCACGTCTTGGAGTATTTTCTCCAGGATGATACTCAAATACCAGAGACTAATGGATATCGATTGCGCCGTGAGAAGAACGGAGAAGTTACAGTAGAAAGTTACACCAATATTGTGGCGGATACCACGACACTACAGCTACCAGATAACTCTGCTTTGCGCCTTAAGACATATCGTGCAGTAGCAGGACAAGCCACTCTTGATGGGGATTGCGGTTCCCCACTTCTCGGGGAGTTTGAAGGCAGACTTATCATTCTTGGTATACATGTATCTGGGGGATATGTCATGTTTAAGGAAAGAGCTTTTGCAACGCGTCTCAACGTGAAAATGTTAAGAACCTTGATTTCCAATTTTCC